CCAGCCATTATTTGTCTTAGTAAAGATTCAGTAACTTTTAGTGCATAATATAGTCTATAAAGACTATGATCAGGATAGTCTTTACAGCATCAAATACACTACTTGGTAAGTTAATTAGGTGGTTAACTAAAAGTCCGGTTAGCCATGTAATGGTTCAGTATACTTCTGAAACATGGGGTGGTGAATGGATCGCTGAAGCAACTTTTCCTATTGTTCGTATGATTCCTGCCTATAAAGCCAGGCATAATATAGTTGCAGAATTTGAAGTATTATTTGATATTAAACCATCTCTACAAAAGGCTAGTAAGTTCTTTGGTGATCATTATGACATTATTGGTATGGCTTATCTTGGTTGGTTTATTGTTCTTTGGACTATTTTTAAGAAGAAAATTCAAAAGCCGTTTTACAATGTTAAAGGTGAATTTTGTTCGGAGTTAGTTGCCTATATTTACAGATATTCAAATTTACCGGAAACACAACTCTGGTTTCCGTCTCTCACTTCTCCTGGTATAATTTATCAATACAATTTAAAACATCCCGAACTATTTCGATTAATCAATCCATAATTGTATAATCGTACAAGCTACAGTCCTACCCAAATATAATTACTAAGACTGTGTTTAATATTGAGTATTAAACATGGCTTTTACTAAAACCGGTAAGACTGTGACAATTGCTACCACGGACAAACCTGTCCAGAAGCCGGAAATTAAACCAGTCGATAAAGATAAAGATATTGAGAATAAAGATAATGGCAAGTAATTTTATTAAAACAGCTGCTGTTCAAACACTTGCTGTCGCTACTGTTGAAGAGACCGGTTTTAAGCGTTCTGCTGCTTATGGAGATAGTTCTAGTGCATACATTAATGGTACTAAACCTATTGATATTAAAGCTGCTCTTGAAATTGTAACTAGTGAATACAATATCTCATCTAATCCCAATGATTACATTTTTGAGGCTATCAGAGGAAACACCGCAAATATAGCTAATGATAATAATGATGGTTTCCATAAGAATGAGTTACTTCGATTTGATCATAGGCTCGGTAAGCAAGTTTATCGTACATATGAATTAAAACCTCATCATATTCAGCACGCTGCCTCAAATCCAAAAACAGCACGTGGGTTTATTCTAGACGCACACTATAATGATTCCGCACAGGCAATGGATGATTGTCCTGAGTGTGGACATAAGACTGCAGATAAGGGCAACCGTGACCCCGAAACGGGAATTCACTGTGCTAATTGTGGTACGGTTGTCAAAGACGAATTCGTAGAGCTATTAGTCGCCATCGATACTAAGAAAGACCCTACATTTGCTCAGGGTGTTCTAAACGGAGTGCTTAAGCACGGATCGATGGGTTGCTCTTGTCTGCGGACTAGATGTAATGTATGCAACAATGTTGCATATTCTCGTAGTGAGTTCTGTGCTCATATTCGAAACAAAGGTAAAGAATATGATGAATCAGAACGTGGTTTTAATCCCATTGCCTTTATAATTAAGCATAAAGGTAAGACTGCTGAGAAATTAAAGAAAATAGCAAAAGCATTTGAGTGGTGTGAAGGTACAATCTTCGACGAATATAGTCGTGTACATGACCCAGCCGACCCTAAAGCTGAACAGTATGAAATCTTAAAACTATCGGAAAAGGTGGCGTCAATTGAGAAAGACGACAAACTCCGGAATGAGTCTGAAATTTTGCTCCTCCAGACCAAAATCGCGGAGCTTGAAAAGAAAGTCGATGAGAAATTTAACATGGCAAAACAAGCTCAAGCTATGCCTCCTATGCCCCCTGAGGCTCCTGCAGCTCCTCCGCCCTCTCCTAGTCCTGGTCCAATCTCTATGGAAGAGGGTAAAGACGGTAAAGTAGTTATTAACATAAACACTAAAGGTGGTCCTGATGTTGATTTAGCTTCATCGGAGCCTGTTGAAGGTATTGAACCACCGGGAATTCCAATTGAAAATATGACCCCCGAGGATGTTGGAGCCACTCCAGCTCCTGCGGGTAGTACACTTACACCAGAAGCTATGGGTATTATTCCTAAAGCAGGGCCTAAAGGGGCTAGTAAAAATACAGGAGGACCTTCAATGCTCCGTTTTGCTCAATCATACAAGAATCTTAAGGCTGAGATTACTTCAGTTGGCAACGTCCGCATCTTTGATGATGGTGGTACTTATTTTGTTGTCAAGCCAGATCGTGTTTCTGCTGATGGTAAAGTTGCCAGTAAAACCGGGATGGAATTGGCTAAAGCTGTTCTAACCATGGTTGCTGAGCATGGTATTGGTGGAACCATCAAGCGTACGAATGCTATTGTCGGTCCACGTATTGCTCAAGTCTTGGAATATGCTGTAGATGATATGAAGGATTTAGAGCGTGAAAAGACGGACTCTATTCTTGAACAGACTGACGATGATATGACCGAAGATCGGGACGGAAATAAGAAGAAATTAGAAACAGCTACAGGCACTGGTGAAGCAACTGATACTAAGTCTCCACATGAAACCAAGACTATTGATGATAGTGTTCTTCCAGAACGCGAGACCGATGTGGAAGATGAACAGAATAATGTTGATGATCCCAAGAGTTTACTTAAGGGTGATGGCGGTGTGACTAAGAATCAAGACGCAGATACACGCGAGAAGCGTGAGAAGTTTGATCTTGGTAAATCTTCAATTGACACAGTTACTCCCGATCATCAAGATCCAGTATCTGGCAAAAAGGCTTCTAATCCTAAATATGCTGCTCAACAGCATGCTGCTCGTCTTGAAGCACTCTATAAGAATCGGTTTGAAGCCAAGTCAGCTGAACTAATTAAGAAATATGCCGATCTTGAGAAGAATCTTACAGATCGTATGCTTAAGGCTATGAAGATCTCTGCTCGTCGACAGGCTTTAAATCTTGAATATTCACCAATGAAGACGGCTATTGGCATTGCTCTTTGCAATCCACGTCCTCTTGGAAATGGTTATGATTATAATCCAATGGATCAACAAACGGCAGTTCGGATTATTGAAGCATCGTTTAACGAACCCATGATTGAAGGTACTGATAAGCCAGCGTGGGAAGCTTTTATTGATGGACTTTTTGACCGTGCTGCTTCGATTATGAAGATGAATGACGAGACTCTAATGCAGATTGAAGATGATCTGCGCAACATCAAAACAGCATCTGTACCACTTGATGATGTGGTGGTTATGGATCCCCATGTTGACCACGCGCTCAAGCTTGCTATGAAGCAAGGTAATTTACAATTAGCCCCAACTGCTAAAGAAACTACTCCCGTTCTTGGTACCGATAAGCGTTCCTCTATCAGGCATGCTGTTGGTGTTACACGGGTAGCCTCCTTGGCGAATGCGAGTCGATAATGTTGAGTATTATTGCATTGGCTAGAGATAGCCCGATTAGAAAATACAAGGGACTTAACCTTAAACATGAAGAGTTACACGGAAAAGTAATCTCAGGAGGTAATTAACATGGGCAGCATTGGACTTAATTCAGCACGGCTAGCCGCATTCCAAAATGACACGTTTCCACGTGGGCTGGATCTGCGGCGTTCCGTAATTATGCAGGATCTTGGAACTTTCAAGGCTGGTGTGGCGGCTACATTTGAAGCCGGCATGCTAGTAGCTCAGGATGTTGATGGTACGGTTATTAAGTGCGTTAGCAAGCCTGTTTTGGGTGTTGCTAAGTGGAATAAGACCAACACTTTGTCAGCAGCGATTGTTGATGAGTCAGTGTCTTTTGCTATTGCTGGTGCTACTTCAACTTTGCGGCATCCAGTAGTCAGCAATTTCCAGCTTCGTAGCGCAATTAATCTTGGTGGTGGTCTATTTGCATCGCCAGGTGATTATGCTCTTACGGCACTTAATGGTCTCTTGACTCATAACGCTGGTGGCACCATTCCGGTTGCTACTACTGTTTATGCGACCTACACCTTCCAGCTACAGACCACAGACCTTGATTTCCAGGGACGCAATTTCTGGAATTTCACGGATGAGGTTAGTATTCAGGATGGTCGCGTGACTGTTATTACTGATGCGTCGATCTTGTTCACGTCGCAGTATGACACTTCACGTGTTTATACCATGGTTGGTACTGGTAAGAACCTGTATTGTGGTGGGAATACTGCACTCAAGGCAGGTCTCTTTACCAATGACAACACTGAAGGTGAATTTGTTGGTCATGTTGTCCAAATCCCAAGCGCTGATGATCCGTTCCTTGGCGTTCGGCTTGGTGGTGACCCAGTTGTCCAGTAATTAACCCGGTAGGAGGGGGCTAATAGCCCCCTCCTCGGCTTAGGAAACATAACTAAGGAGAATTAAAATGAGCGTAGTTAATCCTTACAAGCGTCTAGCTGCAGCCGGGGCGGCGGCGCAGCCGGTTAAGGCCGACAAGGCTACCGAGCAAAAAATTGAGCAGCACAAGGTTCGTGCGGCTGGAAACACCCATTTGGCATCAAAGGGTGATGAGCAGACTTGGGATGAAACCGGTACGTTTAATCCCACAGCTTATGCTGGCGAACAAACCCGTGACGGTATCAAGCAGGCTGTTGGTAGCACCAAGCTATCGAACCGTATGTTTGATAAGTCCGGTCAAGTTAATGCTTATGATAATGGTGATGCACTGCAGCAGATTGCATATCTGCTTCAATCAGTCACCAAGAAGGCGTCACCGGGCTCCTTCTATCGTGAAGCATCAACTGATATGAATCCAGAAGATCGGCGCAAGGTACTTGCAGCCGCAATGCAAGATCCCTCAGGTGAGGGTTTTGCTATTGTCGGTCAGGAACTCCTGCTCCCGATTAAGGACATTATTGATTACGAAGGTTGGGCGCGGAAGCTTTATCGCGTTCGGCCTCTCGCTCAGGGTGAATTGTTCCGTATTGCCAAGGACGTTCGCGCAACTGCGTGGGTTGTTGGTCAAGACGGTCAGTCTATTGAGTCACGGCTTTATGGCCGGTTCATTCAGCCAAGTGAATTCAAGGTTACTGCTTTCCCAACCGTTGACATCGAAGACATCTATCAGATGAACTACGATGTTCTCGACCGGGCACAGGACACCGCACGTCAGGAAATCGAGCTTGAGGAAGACAAGCGAGCCCTTGCACTCCTTAATCGCGCTGCGCTGACGGTGAACTCACAGACCCTGTTTGCTACACTCGGTATTGCGGCATTTGAAGACATCCGGTACCAGGTTGAGCGGCATCGTCTAATGGTTGAGAAGTTCATGATCAACCGCGCCGAGCTATCGGACATCGTGAAGACGATGGCAACGCAGGTTGACCCCGTTACCGAGCGTGAGTTGATCCTGGCTGGTTACATTGGTAACATCTTGAACAGCCAGATCATCACCGCTGCTGGTACCGGCGTTGAGGAAGTCGTTCCCCGTGGCAGCGTTTACGCGGTCACCGGTAGCGAGTA